GCCTTCCTGTTATTATTTTGTCACCATTCTCATCTTCCTCTATATTTTCTACCTTTTTAGGCTGAAGCCCAATTGAGCAACCTTGTAAATACTTTTGCTTATAGAGTTCGTATATCTCTTTTGCGAATTGTGTTGTATCCTGAAACTGAACCTTAATTTTAATATCTTGATTATCAGCATCTTTTTTAATCCACATACTTCTCCCTATTGCAGGAATGGAATGGTCGTGAGCCCAAAGGAATATGGGGTGCTTCCTATAATATGAGAGGTCAGCACCTGCTACTTCCACAATATCACCCATTTCATCTTGTCGTGGTGTAGTAATTCTGAAGATAATCGCCCTCTCATCTTCATTAGTTTCTTCGGCTTTGAACTCTAATCCTTTATATATTAAATCATTCAAATCTATCTCGCCTTTCATTTTTGCCTCCTTATTGAAAAATTAGAGTACACCTACAATTGACAATGTTCTCTGCAGATGCCTCATAATCTCCAGGAAACCTTAACCCTTCACCCAGCACAAAAAATAATTCATCTTTCGGGATAGTTATGCCATCCATAGCCTCATGCTCTGGTCTTGCATTCGGCCCGTGAGAATGTAGCCATGTTTTTTCGGTTATCTGCTCACATTCGTGCCCATATGTGTATTCACCTGAATTTCTCGCAGACCCTATCTCTGTCCTCGCTATCCTGTCAGCCTTCCAATGTTCCGTTTCAGTAAACCACTTGTGAAAGTCTTTTCTCAACTCTGGTATCCCTTTCCCTTCCTTAATTCCATCTGCAAGGATTTGTTTAATTTCGTTGTGATATTGCTCTACGATAGTCTTTATCTTCATTGACCTATCCCTGATGTGCTGAACGACCAGCCCGTAATTGGGGTCCCATATTACCTCAAATCCTGCCTCTGCAAATACTTCAAAAAATCCTGCCTCTATTGCTGCCTGTATCTCCTGTATTGACATTTTCCCAAATTCTTCCCGCATATTAGCGAGTGGGATTAGAATATAATCAGGAAAATCTTTTGTAACAGTCAAGGATTTGCCTGCCAATTTATCCATATTTTCAAGTATTTTATCGTGCCAATCTTTAAACATTTTCCTGATTCGCAAAGAATACCTTTTTTCCATCCTATCCGTCTGAATGTTATGTATCCTTTTTTTCCGTGCGTGAAATAGGTTAATACCTTTGGTAATCGCCTTCATTCCCTCCTCTTTACCGCCTCCAGCATTAACAGGCATATAAGACATCGGCATAAGGGGGACTTCACCCCAAGGGGATGGCTCAATTCCAACCTTCTGCCGTTCTTCGTTAATAGATGTGAAACCTATTTTTATATTGCTTTCCCTTTCTTTTAAAAGGAACGCCTTATCTTCTGGGACAACGCTTTCAAATTCTACAAAAAACTCCCCATCAGTCTTATAGAGGGGCATTATTTTTTCATTTATTTTCGTCGCTATCCTTTTTAAGCGTGGTTCGAGACACTCTTTCGCATAAGTGTAATCAAGCACTTCCGCTACACTCCTGTTCCCAACCTCTTTCCCCAACCCCATCTTGACTAAAGGTATATTATAAAAGGAGCAAATTTCTTCTCTGGTGAATTTTCTGCTCTCCATAAAATCAAGTTCAGTGGGGCTAATAGAGAACGGTTTTGCCTCCGTCCCCCGTGTCAATAATGCTGCCTTCCCTGCTTTCTTCCCTCCTTTGTATAAATTCTCCCAATATGATAATTGCCTTTTCACTTCGTCTTCGTTCAAATCTTCGGCTGTCATAAGTATAACATCAGGGCGTGCCCTATTTTTGTAAAGAGTATCCTGATAATCATTCATATAATCTGACAAATTTATCTGATGTATCCCTGCTTGGATTGGAGAGTATCCATAAAATTTATTTTTAGGATTAGGATATTTGAAATGAATAATCTCATCTTCACGGAAGGGAATTTTTACAGAGCCATCACTATAAATATACCCTGCTATGAAGGTCTCTTTGCTGGGAATTACTTGTATATGTTGAGAAGGGATTGTCCAGATTTCAGTCGGAACTCCAAAACCATTTTTCACAATATACCAGTATGCGTTACCTGTTAAGTCCAAAAACATCTGGGTATCCTCTTTCAGTTCAGTCTCATTCATACTTGGATTCACGTGCTTCAATAAATCCAGAAAAATATGCTTCTCTACTTCCTCTATCTTACCATTCCTATCCTTATGATACATATTCAATTTAATACTTCCCACATCTATAGCTATTTTATTGACACACTTATATATCCAGTCCTTGAAAGCCTCAATATAAGTCCTATAATTACCAGGCAAGATACTTGGAGATCTCAATTCCCAGGGTGAAATTAAACCAGCAGGGAAGGCCCCCCCCTCTCTCCTTGGGGGGCGGAAAAGGTTTTTAAGAGCCAAAAGTGGATTAAATGGCATAAAAAAGCCCCCAACGGCTTTCCCGTTGAGGGCGTGATTGTTTCACTACCCTATAATTTAATTATTATTTATTTTTTTCTATTTGTCAAGCTTTTTTTTTGTATTTCTTTACATTTCAGGGAAGGCTTAAATGTCTGGTGCCTTTTAATCGCAATTAGGACACCATTCTCAAAGCAAAAAATTATTTGCCCATATCCCCTACTTTTTCTAAAATCATCTATGTATTTCTGAATTTCCTCATACATTTAGGTCAATGCCATAACTTATCATCCTCATCATCGGCAGACTCGCCCATTTCTCCCTTCTTAATATCTGCAACATTTACAATATCCCTTCCCCTTACTTTTCCTGCCTCACTATCAGCGAACCACGAAGCCATCAGTCTATCTCCCGCATGTGCTTGCGGAGACCAAGATAAAAATTCTTGTATCCACTGCATTGTCTCATTACTTTTGGGGATAATCCAATTCCCATTCTCAAAATCAACCCCCATAGACCGAACACCAAGGAGGGGGTCTGCTTTTTGTTTTCCAGTCGTAAATCCTTTAACTTTAATACTACTAACATCTCTAAGGTGCTGAATAACATACTCTTGGGCTACATTATTTTCTACAATAAAAAGAGTATTGGGAAAATTATTATTGACAGCCTTGAATGTCCTGATTATTTCTGGAAACTCTATCCGCCCAGAAGTTATATTTAAAACCCTCCTTTTGCCTTGCGTATCAACTCCGATTGTGAAAAACACTGTCAGGTGATGCTCTTCCCCTTTCCCTGTCGCCAAATCAACCCCCGTTATGAGTCTTAAGTCATTTTTGGAATATGAATCAACAAGACTACAATTTTCACCCAGCACAAGGCACTTCTCAAACCAAACCCTTTTGAAGATTTGCATCGCATCAGATAAAGGTTCATTCATCATCTGCCTCGCAAACTCTATCTCCCCTAACTCTTTCCTTTTCATTTCTAACCTTTTAGCAGTCCACTGTTCAGGCCATAAGGGTTTCCCGTCATCCTTAATCGCTTTGTATATCACCTTATGGAACCCGTATTTCCCTGTAAGCACGTGTCCTATGTCGTCCTCATGCCAGGTAGTTTGGATGCAGACACATTTTCCACCCTCCACAAGTCGCCCCAATACTGTCGCCAGTATCCAATTGACAGCCTTTTCCCTCTGTGCGGCCGTGAAGGTGTTCTCAAAATCATTACAATCATCCAGTATTATCAAGTCCAACCTTGCCCCAAAATATTTCCGTGCAACCCTGTCGCCTGTAGGGTGTAATCTTTTGAGGTAATCTCCCTTTCAATGATGAGTGCCGAATCTGTCCACCTTTGCATCTTACCTGGTCTCACCTCTTTTCTCACCTCTGAATAGATAGCCTGGTAATTCTTGTTAATCTCTATGTCCTCCGCTATCTCGCCCACTGACTTCTGTGCTTGCCCGTAAGTATTGGAGATTACCGCTATAGATTGATTCCTGTTCCTGCCCAGCTCCCACAATACCCTTGCCCTAACTATTTGTTCCGTCTTACCATGCTCTATTGGAGCAAAAATTACAAGCCTGTCGTATTTGTCAATAAGCTCGTGCCACTCCCTCTGGAAATCGGTCGTCTCCCAAGGTTTCCCCTGCTTATCAGTGAAGCATAACCTGTTAAAGAGTGAAATGTTAAGCAATGCCTCCCTTCGCAATTGCTCTGCTCTAATTTCCCTTCTGCAGATATTTTCTTGCAAGTTCATCAAGTTGTTCATCAGTCAATTTCCGAAAAAGAAGAGGATGCTCCTCATCCCCCTTTATCTTTATAATCGTTTCTATATCCACCCCCCGTGCTTTTGCAATCTTATCCACTATATCTGACGCCGTCCTGTAATCCTTATTCGTTATCGCCCTCTTTAATATCTCTATTTGTGCCCCAATATACTCTATTCGTATCCTATCTACTTCACCCTCGAAAAGCAAACTTTTCCTATCCTTCCGGGTTATCCTCAAATCTCTTATCACACTCCAATACTTGATTGTATACCCCTTTTGATGCAAAAATTTCAATATCTCTGTCGGCTTCATCCCAATACAATCCAGGCTATCCACAATCTCACGCCTTTCCCTTATGATTTCAAGTTTACCCATCTCACCTAAAATTTGTAGTTTTTGCAGTTTTTGTATCCACCTTTTTTGCACTTTTCATCTTTTTTATGGCAAGGAGACCCCGTCATTTATGGCGGGGATGAATTGCCAGCCCTTTCATATATCTATATATTTCTATGTTTTCTATCTGCATTCTTCCTTAATTAGTCTAATATTGGGATATTTACCCTTCAGATAATTCCAATTGAACTTTGAATTCTTGGGGTCAGCTTTTAATATCTCTGCCCGTAATAGATTATCTAAGACGATAATTTCATTCCCCTTTTGGGCATAATACTCGGCGATATGTGAACCAACAAAGCCTGCCCCTCCTGTAACTAATATCTTCATTTTAGAACCTCCTTATAATATTTTAAGGTCTCAAGAGCAGCTTTCTTCCATGAAAACAGTTTCGTTCTCTCTAATCCATCCAGGACCAATTTTTCTCTTAATCCATTGTCATT